TACAACCATCATAGGCAAGATGTATTTCTTCAGCTATGATGCAAAAACAAAAGACACGCTACCGAGATGGGACAAATATCCACTGGTATTTCCAATTGAGCGTTATAATGATGGCTTTCTTGGTCTAAATGTACATTATCTATCTCCAGCTGAACGTCAAGCACTTTTGAATCGTCTTACATCATATGCTACAGCTAAAAACCTGACTGAAAAATCACGCTTGAGATTGACATATGATCTCATAGCGAGTACAAAAAAGCTGAATAGCTTGGCCAGACCGTGTATCAAGAGATACCTATATTCACACGTTCGCAGTAAATTCGTTGAAATTCCAGCAACAGAATGGGATCGTGTCATTCAATTGCCTTTAGAAGTATTTGTAACAAAAGGTTAAAACTTAAATGGCCACTTTTAATATCAATAATCCACCAGAAAACTTGACAATGGTTGATGTGAAGGGATATTCATCAGCTTATGGTGGATTAGTAAAATCAGCAAAATATGCAATCCGAATAACACCGGTGGGCAATCTGCTTCTGTCTCTTGGTTATGGCAGCTTTTTAAATCAATTTACATATTTGTCTGATTCAGCAGAAATGCCTGGTAGAGCATTCATGAGTATTGACGTTCGCTATTATGGACCAAATTTCAAGCTGCCATTTCAGTCTCAATACGAAGACATGACAATTACATTTCTATGTCGTACCGAATCTCTTGAGAGACAATTTTTTGATGATTGGATGGAAATAATCAATCCAACAAATCTATGGGACTTCAATTATCGTGATTCCTACAGAGGTAAGATTGAAATATTTCAGTTGGCTACACATGGTACAGATAATACAGCAACAGCACCCAAGTCAGTATATAAATGGACAGTTCATGATGCGTATCCAGTTATTATCAATCCACAGCCTGTAACATGGGCAGATGATCAGTTTCAACGTTTATCCGTATCATTTACATATACCAAGTGGACAAGAGACAATAGAGACGCTGTACCAGGAACATTTAGAGATACTTTTGTCAAGGGTTCTGAAGTTCAAGGTCTACCTGATCAAAGTCCACCAGCTGCCACTGCACCTGCTGTATTGCCTGGAACAGGATCTGGAGGTGGTTGATCTGCTGGTGGAGGATTCGGCGGTGGTGGCGGTGGCGGTTTTTAAATTTATTAGGAGTATAATATGACTTTACCGAAGATTGATGTGCCAATATATGAATTGCAGCTACCATCCAGCAAGAAGTCCGTGCGTGTTCGCCCGTTTCTTGTTAAGGAAGAAAAGCTTTTATTGATTGCAGTCGAATCAAAAGACCAAAACAGTATAATACAGACAACAAAGCAGATTATCAGCAATTGTTTGGTTGATGGTGATGTAAACATAGACAAGTTGCCATTCTTTGATGTGGACTATCTGTTTATAGCATTGAGAGCAAAATCTGTAGGTGAGACTGTTACTGTAAACTTTATTTGTAATATGTTTACTAACGGTGATAAGTGTGGTGCAAAGTTCCCTGTTAATATTGATATTGGCAAGTGTGAAGTGAAGCAGAAGCAGGAAGTATCGTCTACGATTAAGCTGACTGAAAAAGTCACAATCAAGATGAAGTATCCTGGTTACGAAGTGATGAAGCGATTTATGGAAAATGAAGATGCTATGTCCAAGAAGATCAAGATCATGGCTGCATCTATAGACCAGATCATAGATGGAACTAAAGTTCTATCATCCAAAGACTATAGCAGGGAAGAACTTGAAAAGTATATTGAGACATTTACTGAAGAGCAGTATAAGAAGCTAGAGCAGTTTGTTGACAACTTTCCTTCGTTCGTGATTCTTGCAGAAGGTAAGTGCCCAAAGTGTGGTTTTCATCATAAGCTGGAGTATACAGACTTCACAAGTTTTTTTACCTGATGCTAGGCTATGACAACTTGATGAATCACTTCAAGACAAACTTTGGATTGATGCAGCATCACAAGTACAGCCTAGCAGAACTAGAAAATATGATACCATGGGAAAAAGCGATATATGTTGCATTGCTTGCGAACTACATCAAAGAAAAAGAACAAGAGAGACGAGAAGCAGAGATTATTGCTCAAACTCAATCTAGGATAAAGAGATAAGAAATGGCTTTTGGAAACCTAACAGTAGACTTCAGACAGTTATCTAAAATACCTGTTCGTGATAGAGTGACGCTTGCTAAATCGCCTGTAGGATCTGAGATATTTGGTAATATGACACCTTCTCAGATTGCTTCATTGTTTCCTGATTATTACAAGAAGTTCATACCTGCTTCTGCTGGTGGTACATCACTGGCTTCTGGTATGACTGGTGCTGGATATACAGGCGGTGGTGGTGGTACTGGTACTGCGCCCAGCACAGGTGGTGCTACTCCTGCACCAACTGGTCCTACACATCCTGCATTGATTCAAGAAATATTGGACAGTGCCGGTATTTCATCTTCTGAAAGAAATGATTTGAAGATGAGTAGTGGTCAGCAAAAGCTTTTAGGTTTGATTGCATCTGGTGAAGGTGGATATAACAGTAGTAATAGAGGAACTTTAGATGGACGTATTATGGGTTCTACGCATAATACTGTTAGAGATGGTAAATCTATACCTGATATGACTGTTGCTGAAATTATGAAATTTCAGAGCATAAATGATCCAAGAAATCCAAAAAGACTATTTGCTGTAGGTAAATATCAACTTATACCTTCTACATTCAAGGGCGCCGTAGACTTTTTAGGTTTGAAACCGACAGATAAACTAACACCTGAAATCCAAGAAAAGATGGGTCTTTATCTAATCATGGAAAAAAGACCTGCCGTAGGTAGATACATCAGAGGCGAAAGTGATGATTTATTAGCGGCGCAAAAAGCACTAGCACTTGAATTTGCAAGCATTCCTGTACCTATTGATATGACAGTAGAAGGTAACTTTCGACCCGCTGGAGCGAGTGCTTATGGTAGCGGAAATCGTGCTGCTCATTCCATAAAAGAAGTTGAATCTGCACTACAAACAGCAAGACAAGATCATTTAGAGACACAATCAGGTAACGTTGAAACTGCTTTACCAGGTACAGAACCTATAACAGGAGAAGCTCCTCAGGGATCTGACGTTGGCATTGAACAAATAGGAAGTGATGGTACAGCAACAGTTGTACCACAAACACAATCTTTTGATCCTGCAATCTTCACACAGCTTGATCCAAGAATTCAAGAATATTATAATACTGCGTCTGACGCTGAAAAAAGACAGATTGAACATGCTATTACAAAATTAGGTGTAAATGGTATACAGCAGATAACGAGTAAACATCCAACCTCAACAGCAACTGCTGTAACAGATAAAGTATATCAAGAGAGTGTGAAAAACTTTACCGAAGCTTCATCCGCTGCAAATTTCTACGATGGTATTAGAGGACAATATCCGGATAAGATAGACATAAACAGTCCAATATGGAATATGGTTGATCCTGAATTGGCCAAAGCAAGAAAACTTATAGTCGATGCTGATACAGGACTTGTTGGTAGAGATGCGTTGCTTGCTGCCGATTCAAGTGCAAAAGTTCTAAGAAATAATAATTATATTCCTAGAGTTGCATCTGGTGGCGATAATCATTCCAAAAATCATGGTTCAGGCAGAGATGCAAACTATTCAATTGATCTTGCCGCTTCAGTAGTAGATAAAAATGGTAAAGTTGTTCCTATTCAATTAGGTAAAGATATGCCAGAAAAAATAAAAAATGATATGGCCACTGCCGCATATTTTGCAAGCATGGATGCTGTTGGTGGTCATAGAGTAGGATATCCTGACGCATCTAGTCCACATTCAATGCACATTCAACAAGATCCCGCAAGAAGAACTGCATATTGGGGATATAGTGAAACAGCAAAAAGAATGGGTGTTGGAACATCAAGTATTGCCACATTGAGAGCAACAGATGAAGGTAGAAGATTTTTAGCTGAAAGAGAAACAATAAACAGACTGACACCAGAACAAAAGGCCGAATATTTTGACACTATCACAGGTTATAAAACACAAAAAATAGAATCACAATCTGCCGATATTGTACAGACACAGACAACTCAATCTTTACCTGGCACAGAATCACAAACACAAACTGCGCCAACAACAGATACACAAATAGAACCCATCGGTCAAGCTAACACAAACATGGCTCTCGGTGGTACTAGATCAACCGATGTTGAGCATAACATGGTCAATGAGAAGTACACGATTGCTCAGACTGATCCAAAGACAGGTGAGACAAAGCCTATAGCAAACTTCAACAAAAATGAAGAAGTGAATATCAAAGATGGGCAGATGGATGTTGAATCTTCATACAAGAAACAGGCTAAAGAAACTGGTGATAAAAATGATAAAGGTATGCAGCAAACAAATCATTATACAATGAGACAATCATCAAGTAAAAATGTTCCAAACTTATTACACGAAACAACTGTGCAGCCTTCTCCATCTCTACAAAGAGCATTTAGAAATAGTAGATTTTCTGATCACTTCTCGTATGGTTCAAGAAACACAGATACATAAAAAAAGGGAGAGCCGAAACTCTCCCCTCTCGTTCTTATTGATCAGCAAGGGACTTGAAATAGTCCAAGTCTTCATCGTCTGTATCAAACGGCGCAGTATCTTCAACAGACTTGCGCGGCTTTGATGCTTCAAACGAAGGCTTCTGAGTCACTGAATCAGTGATCTGATCATTGACAGCGGTAGCTGAACTACCAAGCACCTCATCAAGACGCTTCTTCAGTTCATCATAAGACTTATAGTTCTTGGGATCCAGGAACTCCTTGAGAGAGTATTCAGACTTCCAAATCTTCTCAAGCTGTGCATCATCATTAAGAAGAGGCGTAGAGTTCTCAAATGATGAGGTATCATAGTTGACATAGCCAGCGACATTGCGAGAACGAAGCTTGAAGTTAGCACCGTTCCAAAGATCGAACGGGTTCATTGGAGTATCACCCTCATATGCAGGGTTCATAGCTTCGGTAAGCTTATCAAAAATCTTCTTACCGAACTTGAAGAGGAATACCTTACCTTCGTTGGAAGGATTAGCTGGATCCTTCACGACATAGATGTTAGCTACGTAGTGAAGACGGCGCTTTTGTTCACGGGCCTGCTTGCGTTGCCAAGAATTCTCATCAGATGTAGCATTCCAAAGAGAAGAGTTGTATTCGCCCACAGGATCCTTCTGGCCGATAGAAGTAAGTGAGTTCTCAATATACCACTTACCAGTCGGACCCTTGAAGCCGTGATCAAAGTAACGTACCCAAGGAAGTGCATCATCACCATCAACAGCAGGCGCAGGAAGGAAACGAATGACAGCTAGACCGTTGCCAGCCTTATCACGGCTCAGCTTCCAGAAGCGAGTATCTTCTTCTCGTTCACCAGAACCCTGAGGTGCGTTGATCTTTTCAATTTCCTTAGTAAGGCGGGAAATATCGGTTGAGGACTTCTTGAGGGATGCAAAGTTTGACATTGTATGTTCTCCATGTATATCAGTGTATGATCGTTGTATAGTTTGTATATAATAGCAGGACAATCTCGCCCTGTCAACTATATATATGCTTTGGCATGCTCTTTTAGTATCTTAGCAAACTTTTTTTTGTCTAAGTCTTGGAGCAGAAACGGTGCATACTTCCGTGCTTTGAAGCTGAACTTGGACCACAGAAAGTCGTCCTTGAGTTTAGCATCAAACTTCTCAATGAATCCAACGAAGTGATCCAGAATGATCACTGTTTCCAGTGTCACATCACCTCGCATGTATTCATTCAATATC